CTTCCTATTACTTAGGGTATGCCTTTGACGTTCTTTATGGTGAGTTGCGCGGCGAAGCATTTTCCGAACATAAAGATCAGATGCTTGCAAAGTACACCTCGTAGAATTAGACATTACTCTCTTATGAAAAGGAATATGCTGTGAGTGCTACTCCTGAAACCATCTTAAAAACACTGATGGTCAACTTAAAATCTAACTTTGCTCAAGGCATTGATGCAACAACCCCACAATGGCAAGAAATTGCAACGAAAGTCCCTTCTTCAGGTTCCGCCAATTATTACGGTTGGTTGAAAGACTTACCTGGTATCAAGGAGTGGGTGGGAGAGCGTCAATTGATTTCCCTTAACTCTCACGGGTATGCAATTGAGAACAAAACTTGGGAAAGCTCCATTTCCATTTCTCGTGATGACGTTGAAGATGATCAGATAGGCCAATACGACATTATCGCTAAAAACTACGGTGAACAAGTTGCTCTATTTCCTGATAGCCTGTGTTACCCATTGCTAACAGCAGGATTCAATACCCTTTGCTTCGATGGTCAAAACTACTTTGATACTGACCATCCATTAGAAACGTCGCCAAGCACCACTTATTCGAACGTTGTGGGTGATCCAGATATAGATTTAGATGAGCCTTGGTTTTTAATTGACGATACCAAAGTGCTCAAACCTATTGTATTCCAAGAACGTCGTCCATTCGATTTCAGAGCCATGAATGATTCCGATGAATATACATGGTTTAACAATCAGTTTGCCGCTGGTGTAGACGGTCGCTGTAATGTGGGCTTTTCATTTCCACAGATTGCTATCGGGTCTAAAGGTCCCTTGAATGAGTCAACCTATTCTGAGGCAAAACAACGACTTCGTTCAATGAAAAAAGCCGATGGTACACCTCTCAATATTCGAGCAACGAAATTAGTTGTCGGACCAAACAATGAGTCTGCCGCGAAAAAATTGATTAATCGTCAGTTGGCTGATAATGGTGCCACCAGTATTTACTACAACGATGTCAGCATTGTCAGCAGCCCTTACATTGATTAAGGCCAGTATTATGAACCACGAATTTCATTTGATAGACGGCATTGTGTGGAATGGAAAGTGCCGTAAGCGTATTACTTTGCAACCACTCGATGAACAAACATATGAGCAGGTGAACCAGGTCGTCGAAACGCAACTTTCATGCTTAAAAAAACAGCCGAATTTCTGCTTAGTCAATGACAGCCATCGACAAGGCCTAAAAGGTTACATGATGCTGAACGAGTGTGCCGCTGCTTCCATATCACATCTGGAAGATCAACCAGTGAGTTTGATGTTTGATGACCTTTGTCGAGTTAAAATCAGCGCCCAAGACTGGAATATTATATTGACTGCAAATCTCGCCCTTTGTGAGTTCTATGGTGATGATGCAGCCAGCTCTATAACGGTTTAACGTATTAAAGCACCCTGCTTAATTAATGAAAGGATAATGAACAATGGCTGTAATGACCTTTGAACTACAAGATGGCTTTAATTTTGGCGAAGCGGTTTACCATGAAGTCGGACTTAAAGAACTAAGCCCTAAAGATGTGTTCGATGCACAAATGGCAGCAGAAAAGATTGGTATTGTGGAAGGTAGACCCTATGCCTACACCTCTGACGTACAAATGGGAATGGAACTTTTATGCCGACAAGTTGAGTTCATCGGCAGTGTTCAAGGCCCTATTAGCGTGAAAGAGATCCTTAAGCTATCACCGAAAGATTTTGCCTTATTACAGATGAAAGCGACGGAGTTAGATCAGGTGTTATTTGAAGACGACACTTTGGAGGCGGTGGAAGCGCGGGGGCGAGGCTAAATCACTTGCAGTACAACTAGAGCTGATGCTTATTACCATAGGCTCTCGTTACCCTGTAAGTGATTGCTATCAGCAACCCATCCGCCGACTCATCCAGCTTGTTTACCGTTTAAAACAGCATCAGGAAAACGCCCATGTCTAAAGATTTACAGACCGATATTGTACTTAACCTTAAAGGTGATCTTGCTCGTAAGGCTAAAGTGTACGGAAAGGAAATGAGCACTTTAGGATCTCGTTCAAAAGCCGCTTTTACGATGATTAGCACTTCGGCTGTGGCAGCTAGTCGAGGTATTGATACGCTAGGTAATCGAATGATGTTCGTTGCAGGTACTGCTTCCCTTGTGTTTACAAAAACATTCTTGAAGACGGCGGCGGAATTTGAACGCTATCAAGTGATGCTCAATCAACTACAAGGTTCAGAAGACGGTGGTGCTCAGGCTATGTCTTGGATTGAGCAGTTTACTCAAGATACGCCTTATGCTGTAAATGAAGTCACTCAATCCTTCGTTAAACTCAAAGCATTTGGTCTAGATCCAATGGATGGCACGATGCAAGCCATTGCTGACCAAGCGGCAATGATGGGCGGTACGGCTGAGACTGTGGATGGTATAGCAACAGCGTTAGGCCAGGCATGGACAAAAGGCAAACTTCAAGGTGAAGAGGCACTTCAGCTTCTTGAGCGTGGCGTTCCTGTGTGGGATTACTTGAATAAGGCATCTAAAGAGCTGGGACACAATAATGGATTAGGCTATACCACCGCCCAACTGCAAGAAATGGCGAGCCAAGGCAAGTTAACCAGAGATGCAATAAAAGACCTGATTGAACAAATGGGGAATGCCTCTGAAGGCTCTGCAAAGAAACAAATGGAAACATGGAACGGCATGATTTCTAACATTGGCGATCATTGGAAAATTTTCCAAAAAGATGTGATGGAAAGCGGTGCTTTTGAAGAACTGAAAAAAGAGCTAGCAGATTTTCTTGCCATGCTCGATGAAATGAAAGAGAACGGGCAATACGATGACTTTGTAAAAACAGTAGGCCAAGACCTTGTTGATGGTTTACGTGCCGCCGCCGACGCAGCCAAAGAGATTAAAAATGCAGGTCAAGAAATCCTACCTGTGGTTAAACAGGTTGCGTCGATGGCAGGTTCAATGGTCGAAATCGTTGGTGGGTATGGCAACCTTGCAAAAATTATGGCTTCGATTTATGCCATTAATAAAATGCTTGCCGTAAGTGGTGCACTCAAGGGAGGCATTGCGGCAGGCGGTTGGGTTATGGATAAATTAGGTAAAGGGAAAGCGGCAGGCGGTGCTGGAGCGGCAGCAAATGCGTTGGGAGCAACTCCTGTATTTGTTGTGAATATGCCTAATGGCGGTATGAGTGGACTTGATATCGACTCACCTAGTTCTAAATCGACAAAGAAATCGCTCTTAAGTGCAGGGAATCTTGCTAAAGTTCCTCTAGTTGGTTGGGCTTCCTATGAACTAGCAAATATAGCCGATGATATACTGGGTTCAAGCTTTGATGGGTATCGAGACGCTGATGCAAAATTTACAACCAAGATAAAAGCGTTTTTTGGTGATAAGGATGCTCAGGCTAAAGACATTAAGTACTACGGTGCTGACCCTTCGAAATATGAGGTAAAGCCAATGACTCCCCCCGCATATATGTATGGTGGCTTTTCAACTGTTTCTGGGACTACACCAAACTCTTATCTTGCCACTCAAGCTGGCGAAATGAAGTTGAAGGTGGAAGTTTCAGATGAACGAATCAAAGTAACGCCGACTCAAGTGCCCAAGGGAATCACGATTGACCCTGATGCAGGGTTGAACTAATTCAATAAGTGTTGTGTCATGTGGTGGGATTCATATTTCAGCCAGTGGGATTAAAGAAAATCCAATTATCCTGAAATTTTAGGCGAATTATCCTGACGCGCTACACGTCGCAGATTCTCAATGTGATCTCGGTTAGTCCTCAAACCACGTTGAAGCCTGAGACTCTGGAGCCTCGCAGAGGCCTCTTCGACATCGAGCACCTTCTGTCCACTGGCAATCATGTCGTTAATGTAGTCCGCAGCTTTCCACCCGGAAGTGAAGAGAGCTGCTGGTCTATCTTTGCTTGCCCACTCACATTCCCCGAGCATGACAACCAAGGAATGAATGTTTGCCAACCCGACGTTAGGAAGAAGAGCCTCGATAGCCTTCACATGCTTGTAGTTCTGACGAAACGGATTCTGGAACTTATAGGTGCTCTTGAAGATTTTCTGGGTCCACTGCTTATCCGATTCCTTGCCATAAATCCGGCCTTTATAGAACTTTGTCTCGACGACAAATATTCCGGTTGGAGCAATGACAATGTGGTCTACCTGCGTCGTATCCCCTTCTGAAACCACCAGTGTGACATCATCCAAAACAACGCACTCCTGCCCACATCGGTTGTGCAGTATTTTTGATAACGCCCACTCTCCGAACCGCCCTTTGATGTTTCGTGAAAACATTCTTAGAAAAGACGCAGCGACCGCTACCGCAAAAAGCAACCAGATTAACGGTTGGCTTATCAGTGAAGCCAAAACGCCCCCTAAGAGCTGAGAAATGAAGTTCTCAGGCATCAGTTACCTCTCAAAGTTATTTATATATACTTATGTTTTTGATTTTATAAACAAATTCAGGCGAGGCCATATACCTCATTGCCTTATCCCACAATGGATTAGTGCGATCAGAAAGGTTTTTTTCAAGAACTCTAATCTCTGGTGGCGTTTCATCTATGAAAAACTTGTCTTTGTTCTTGTCGTAGACGATTCCATTTATATTAAATCTCAATGGCTTAACACCTTGTTCTTTTTGTTTTTTAATATCTTTTTTCGCCGTCTCCCATGTTATAGCACGAACAGCCAATATGTATGCTTTTTCATTAAACACACCATCAACGGTGAACATGGACTTTTTAGGATACATTGGATGTATTTTTCGCCTGAACAGGCCGCCACGAACATAACGGAAATGAAGTTTATCATCTGACATTTCGTACTGCCTAGAATCCGTTATATCAACCCAGTGACCCAAAGCCTTTCTAAGATTATTTCTAACAAATAGAACAGCAAATGCCTCTTCTGTTGCTGCATAATTTTGATACTTATTTATCAACCCCTTTTTCATCAAAAACTTCCCTTTTCTTACTCATTTCGTTCAAACACTGTCACGAGAACACGCTGAAGGTCTCGATCTCATAAACAGCTCCAGTTTTTACGCTGGAGCTATTTTCAGGTAGGAGAGTCGTTATCAACGACTGCGTTTTTGCCCTTTTAGGGTATAAAGAGCAGCAAGTCTAGGTTTGTGCTGACCGCGCAAAGTTTTGTTAGTACCTAGAAAAATGGCCCTAGTTAGAGCCATTTCGTTTATGCGTATCTCAGTAAATTGGCCTTACCCTGGGATAGGATTCGATCACCCTCATAATTGGCCCCAGAAAGCCCTTGTACTCCGGCATCCTCAGTCTGCCATCCAAAACCAGTATGCGACGGTTTTTAGGCTGGTTCTCCAAGCGGATTAGACGTCCAAGGCCTTGCTTGAAGCGGATAACCGTTTCCATAACTTCCATAGCTCCTTGCTTGCGGGAGCGAGCCAGACGTGCGTGGTAAGACAAAGAGCGGTTCAGGCCGAAAGGGAGTTTCGGAATGATTAGTGTGGCGATCACATTATCCTTCTCTGCAATCTCCTCATCGCTCAGCCCAATGTGCTTGCCGTTGATGTCAAGACCGGTCCATGCGCCGCCTAATGCAAGCCATACCGGCTTTTCACCAGCTTTCAGAGCATTCAGATAGGCAACCTTCTGCGCTTCTGTCGTAACGTTCCCGTCCGCTTTGACTATCGGGTTATTGAGCCCCACTAACCTGTCGTAAACGCCTCTCACATCGGCAAATGATGTCATCAGGACCAGCGTTCCCCCCTCACCCTGGCCGTGAGCTATCACGATTTGCTCAGCAATGTTATCCAGCCAGGCGCTGTGCATTTTCTCTCGGCTCTCAGTGGTTTCATCGCTCTGCTTTCGTCCTACCGGAACAAAACGTTCAGCTTGTTCGAGGGCCAAAGGAGGCAGACAAATTTCATGAACATTGCTTTTCAGCCACGGCGGAGTGATAGGCGTATAGGTTTTGAGCCGACGTTCGGGGATAAACAAGTTGTTTGCGAAGTAACTGCATGTGAACCCCCCCATTTTAGGGAAATACAATGTCGCACTGATACAGATGGCCGCAGAAACCTGCTGCCAAATTGTTCGCATATAAGGCTGGGTATTGATCTCACCAGAGATGATTTGCGGATACCGTTTCACTGGGGAGAATGTCAGCCCAAAGTGGTAGTGAGGTGAGTCAGCCTTATCAATCGCATATTGAAGCGTTCTGATCTGGGCCTTCAAGGAACCAGGTAATTTCCGGTAGTTCTTGGTTGACTTAACGAGGTTGACAATACGGCTTAACGCATGGAAATACTCAACCCCAGGAGTCAGGGATACCTTACCAGCTTCTTTATCTTGATCATCCGCATTGATGATGATGCTGGCCTCCTTTTTTATGTCCTTCATCTTCCCGGCTGGAATGATCCCCGCGTTACTATGGGACTCCAGTTCTTTGATGAAAGACCGGAACGAGAGGTTGTCACTGATCATTCGGGAC